TCATCGGATCCTTAGCAGATCTGAATATCTTGTCGTGTATCGTGGCGACAGCATTTCACGTTTCATCTGCCATTGCTGTTGAATGCCCTGCCCTGCAAAGTAGAGCGTACCTCTTCCCTCTTTCGCGTTCAGGTGATCGAGCACCTCCATCAACTTGCCGCTTCCGACGCGCGGTACGTTTTCGTCAAAGAGATTGAGCTGGGCCACGCCCTGGCTGAAAAAGTCACCCAGCATAATGCCTGCTTTCTGGTACCGGTGTCCGTCTTTCCAGATTTTGTCCAAGCACTTTACCGCGGCGTTGATGATGTCGCGGGAATCCTGTGTTGGCGTGAGAAGCTTCATGGACGCACTGTTACCGTAATACGGCTCGTTAAGCGCAAAGGGAGAGGTTTTCACGAACGCAGAGATAAAGCGGCAGTACTGATGTTCACCCCGCAGTTTTTCAGCACCACGGGCAGCATAGCTGCAGATAGCCTGGCGCATCTGTTCATACTCAGTAACGCGTTCGCCGAAGGACCGGCTGCAGACGATTTCCTGCTTAGCTGGTGCAAACTCCTCCAGATCGAGGCATGGCTCGCCGCGCAGCTCCCGGACGGTTCGCTCGAGTACCACGTTAAAGTGTTTACGGATAATCCATGTGCTTTGCTCTGAGAGGTCCAGAGCCGTTTTGATGCCCATAGCGTTGAGCTTCTTACTGATGCGCCTGCCCACGCCCCAGACATCCTCAACGGGGACCAGGGCAAGGAGTCGGCGCTGGCGATCGATATTGGACAGGTCCACTACCCCGCCCGTCTGGCGTTGCCATTTCTTGGCAGCGTGATTTGCGAGCTTGGCCAGTGTCTTTGTCTGGGCTATCCCAACCCCAACAGTCAGATGCGTACGCTTCAGAACAGTAGCGCGGATTTCTTCTCCGAACTCTGTAAGGTCCCGGCAGTTGCGAACGCCAGACAGGTCGCAAAAAGCTTCGTCGATACTGTAAATTTCGACCCGAGGGCTCATTTCCTCGAGCGTCGTCATTACCCGGTTCGACATATCAGCATACAGCTCATAGTTGCTGCTGAAGCAAACAACGCCAGCGCGACGGAAAAGCTCCTTTTGCTTGAAGAACGGCTCACCCATTGTAATTCCGGCGGCCTTGGCCTCGGCGCTGCGTGCGATTACACAGCCATCGTTATTCGAGAGAACGACAACCGGCCGCCCTCTCAGATCTGGCCTGAACACCGTCTCGCATGATGCGTAGAACGAATTCACATCACAGAGCGCAAACATATTCAGCTCGCCGACTTAACGATGAAAGTCACGACACCGAACACATCGAGCGTGTCCTCGCTACCGACAATGATCGGTGAGTAAGCACTGTTCATTGGAATTAGCTGGACAGTCGGGCGCAGCTGCAGGCGTTTAACAGTGAACTCCCCTTCCACTGCGGCAATGACAATATCACCGTGCTCAGCTGTGCGTGAGCTGTCCACCACCAGCAGATCGCCGTCGCTGATCCCCGCCTCAATCATTGAGTCTCCGGCAGCTTTTACGAAATACGTCGAACTGGGATGGGACACCAGCAACTCATTGAGATCGATACGCTGCTCAACATAATCAGCGGCCGGGCTCGGGAACCCGCATTGCACTAAATCGCTGAACAGCGGGATAGCAATAATTTCGCGTAACTCTGCTGGTCTGAAGAACTCCATGATGCACACCCCCAATACTGTTTTTATATACAGTAGTTTTAACTGAGGTACTGATCAAGATGGCCGCTTGTTTATGTGTGGCTACTTCCTGGCCGCTTCGCTTCTAAACCTTCAACGCTATTGGTTTTTTGGTGTTTGTAAATTTCGAAAGAAAGAGAGTTGATTGCTCATTTTGAATACTACATGAAGGGGTTTTCGTCTGAAGAAACAGGGTGAATTGTATGCGTAACTACTCCAACCAGGCGAACATCATCAAGCGCCTCGCCTTCTAAACACTCTCCATCTTCTGTTATAAGCGAACCACCCATAACCACAGCAATCTGCAGGCGTCCAAATGCGCATAGCAAAACGCGCCTGCCATCTGCAGGAACCTGGTCGGTCTGTAAGATGGCATAGCCACCAGCAGTCTCCACAAGGTAAGAACTACCGTTCACACCACAAAGTTCATTAAGTCTGAATCGCTGGGCTGTTGCCTGCATCTCACCACCCCACAAATGCTGTCTATAAACACAGTAGTTTTAAATAAATAATTGATCAATAGGGCAACACGAATAGGCCAACACTTTAATTGTACGAAAGATATAAATCTTTGCTAGCAATGGATATTTTGACAACAGAAAGGAAGGGCTACACTTACGAGGATATGACAAGAAGTGAGAGGCATCCCCCCTATAAAAATGTTGGGGGGATTAGCCTATTTAAACGTTAAACTGCGTCAGAAACAGAGTTTGGAATCGTTTTTTCTTTTTTATTATGAGATGTAAGCCTTTTCTCCATTAAATGCCAGCTCGCATATGCCAGCACTAAAACGGTAACAATGGTTGAAACGAACCCTATATAGAAGTTCTTATACATTCCAAAATGATACATAAACTGAATAACAGGATAGTGGAAAATATATACCCCATAGGACAAATCGCCAATTCTATCATGAATTGATATAGGTTTTGTCTTGAATGCGATTATATAAACAAATGCTGCAACAACAAAAGGATAGATAATTTTACCTAAGATATGACTATCGCAGAAATATAGCGCAACTAAAAGCAATGGCAGATATTTAACATTTAAGAATGATGGCGTGAAAAAGTTCAAAGCTGCACCAGCCATGAAGAATATCATAAGTGATGGCAGTTGATTTTTTAAAGATTCACTCAATCCATACTTATCCACGATGATCTCAATAGCAATTGCTGATATCAGGGACAGCAATGCAATAACAGCAACAGTTATTTTTTTGCCAAAAATCTTCGCAATAATTCCATAAATTATTGGAACGGATATATAGAACATAACTTCTATTTTAATGGTCCATAACGATCCGTTGACAGCACTATTTTTGAGGTTGTGAGCAAAAAGGCCAGGCAGGTCTGGTTGTATGAAGTTAAGGAATGCGAGGTTTGCCACAAGATACTTTGCTGCTCCATCCTGGAGATACGCCATCGCTCCACTAGAATACATAAACATTCCAATGAAAAAGCAAGAGGTTACGCACACAAAATATAAAGGGTATATTCTGAGAAAGCGTGACTTCGAGTATTCGTACAGATTACTGTTCTTCAGATAGCTTTTGCTTATCAAATAACCACTTATGACAAAAAAGCATTTTACAGCCAGATCTCCAGGCGCCAGCTTAAGAAGCCCGTTACCAGTTAGCCCTCCAATATGGAAAAACATGACTGTTAACGCCAGCATGAGCCTCAGGATATCGAAGTTATTTTTGCGCACAAAAGAATGCCTCTGTTATCTTACTGTTTTAACAATGAATTATTGCAAATCAACATAATAAATGGCGCTCTAAAGCGCCATCTCTAGATTATGCATTTGATGGTTTCGGGCAAAGCTGAACGCCTGCAAAGTTAAAGTTTCCACTGCCCATCTCGTTTGAAGATTCAATTCCTATAATGTGAAAACCTGCTGAAAGAAAGCATTTTTCTGAATTGAATAATTGGTCATGCTTTAAACCACTGGAAATTTTGTAGTTAATCTTTCCAGAGTATCTCAAGTCATCACTTTTCCCAAAGTAGGTGATATTCGAAATGCCACCTGCCTCGCTAGTGAAACCGCATATGGACAGTGTAGAATGGTCTGTCGGCGAGTCAAGCAACAGTGGGAAGTTTATGATCTGCTTCTCAGGAAGAGAATCACCAGTTAGAACAGAACCAAATCTATTCTCAACATCCCATATCGCTCTCGAATGTTTAATATTATCATAATATTGAGTTGTAGAAAGGCCACACAGATCGTAATTATTAATCAACTTATTTGGCAATACTAATGGTATAGCCATATTCCAACCTGCATTTTGATAAGCAGAATCTGTCAGGTGAACACCATCCCCATTTATCTTATTGGCTGGAATCATTCTGCTAGTTTTAAGTGAATAGTAGAAATTATCAACCAAATCGACGTTCATTTCCGCAGCCACATCACGCTGTGCCTGAATAAATGCAGGCATGCGCTTCATCATAAATTCTTTGCCATCTCTAATTGGTGATATCACCGAAGGTGTCACTATTACAGGTATCTTTCCGTACCGCCTTGTAATATTCACAAACTCCATGATATTACTTTTATACTCGTGCTCATCGCTTTGATATGAGTTACAGTCATTCAGACAGTGGTTACAATAAATCACAAGAGCGTCAGACTTGGATAATCTGTCCTCATATGAACCCACCCCACCATCTGTCCCGTTAAGTAATTTTTTTATTGTAGTGCCAGGTATTGCATTATTTGAAACGGTAGTAAGACCTGGATAAATTAAATCAAGCGCAAGTTGCAAGGAATTCGGTGGGTTAGAGTAATTCTTGGTCGTAGTAGCACCAGGAATGGATCCCCACATAGTGGAGTCACCGAAGCAGGCTATAGCAACTTTCTTTCCATCCGCGAGTAAATTCGCTGCTCTTGAAGCCCTCATGAGGCTTGCTGGTGCTGACACAGTTTTTTTACTTTTGCCACCGAATGCCTGAGGAGCAGCGCCTGCGGCCAAAGCTGCCGGCGCTGCCATTGAAAGCAGCTTTCTTCTAGAAATTGACATGTGGAATCCCAACCAAAACATTTGGCTGGGATTCTACAACGTATAACAACACAGTCAAATCACAATGCTATGGTTTTCTTACACTGTATACTCCAGGTGAAGACACGTAGCACGTAGGTAAGGAAGCGCTCATAGCTATCGATGTGGCTGAAAATCCGCCAACGTTAACGCTAATTGTCCGGTCATCATTGAGTACTATCCTGCAATCCTGGAAACCGCTTTGAGTTAGCGTTCCAATATTAGTAGTTACACCTCCAGCAACCATGGTGAGCACGCCAAGGGCATTATTAATTACAAGTGAATTTGTTGTATCTGTATACAAATTTCCCTTTAATGAAAATGCGACTTGGCTGCTAGCATCTTTAGCAAAATAAGCAGAAAAACGAATTTCATCTCCTGTGCAAATTAACCTTGACTGAGTTCTACCTGTTCCGTCTGGGTAGCCAGTGCTAACTTCCCGACGAGGTAAAAGCTGAGCACCTCCAAAAGTGAAGTTAAGGCCATTTAAACCGGTACTAGAAAGCACGCCAAGAATATGCAACCCAGCACCTAGCTTACATATTTTAGGAATAAATAAGGCGTCATAATCCTGAGAATTTGAGCGTTTAAAGTCAATAATTCCGCTAAATCTTGCGTCACCGTTGGCACCTGAATACGTGAATACACCGTATCCGCCACCGGTACCCTGCAGCCCACCGAATGCTATAGTTGTATCAACGGTTGGATTATCCAGAACAACTGGATAATAAATATTCTGTGGCGTAGCTATTGAATCACCTGACAAGACAGAGCCAAATCGTGAGTCAACTTTAAAGATAGCGCGTGCATTGGTAATCGTGTCTTTCCAGTAAGATGTTGCAAGTCCGCTAAGGTCCCCAGGTTTATTTAAAAAGTGAGGTTCAAGAAGTGGAATAGCTAAATTCCTCCCGGCTGCCTGGTAGGACGCCTGCGTCAAGTGAACACCGTCACCTGCAATATCAGTAACTTTATACATGCGCGATGTTTTATACGAGTAGTAGAAATTATCCACCAGGTCGACGTTCATCTCCGCGGCCACATCACGCTGTGCCTGTAAGAAGGCAGGCATACGCTTTTGTTGATACTCTTTACCATCATCTGTTGGTGATATGATTGATGGAGTGACTATTACTGGTATCTTGTTATATTTCCTTACTATATTAACCCATTTATAAAGATTCTCTTTATACTCGTGCTCATCGCTTTGATATGAGTTGCAGTCATTAAGGCAGTGGTTACTGAATATAACCAGCGCGTCTGAGGCGGCCATTCTAGAATCAAACGTGCCGGGGCCGCCGTCAGTACCATTTAGAAGTGATTCGAGATTAGTCCCAGGTAATGCTTTATTACGAACAGTGGCTTTTCCTGGGAAAAGAAGGTTCAGCGTTGTCTGCAACTCAGCAACTGAGTTTTTCGGGTCCTGAGTAGTAGTAGCACCAGGTATGGATCCCCACATAGTGGAGTCACCGAAGCACTCAATAATGATAGAACTTCCATCTGCTAATAAATTAGCAGCATGTGTGCAGCGCTGTGGAATCGCCAAAATATTATTAATTGCCTTTTGGACTGAATCACCACTTTCCAATACAACCAGTGAAGCCCCCTTCCCAGGTGATGACGATGCCAGATCTTTACGCAGAACATCTGCTACATCAACCGGCTGCCATTTACCAACCCCCGTACCACCAGCTGATGCTGGGGTAGAACCAGAAGGAACGGTTTTTGGCAAAGTTTCGAGGTCATCCCAGCGGTACCAGATATTCGTGCTCTCATCCTGGAGAAGGTCGCCAGCTGACGTCACATTGCCGCCATCCTGGAAAGAACCCCTCAGGTTCCATCCAAGGTTGTATATCTGCTTAAGCACTAACTGCTTCAGACCTTCAATCGTATAGTGCGCTTTGCCAAAACGATCGATGTATTGCTGAACAAATGAAGTGACAAACTCATCAATTTTTCCAGCGTTAAACTTCAGGTCGCGGGGTGATTCGCTTGGTACAGCGTTTTGAGTTGGTTGAGTAGCCATATTGATTCCATAAAAAACCCGGCGCGGTGGCCGGGTCTGGGTGATCGGGATGGGTCTTATTGGTAAATCAGATCGCTATACTCAGCGAGGGTTAATGCGGTACTACCCTTTCCATCAGGTTGCTTGGCGGTGATAGTCCACTGCCCGGCATCCAGCTCCTGAGACGTGGCGATAACGTATCGGGAAGGTGACTGGACGTCGAAACCATCAAACAGGTTGAGATCGATATTCGGGATAGCAGCGGTAAAGCCGAACGCAGTATCAGCGCGCGGAGATGCGGGGTATCGCGCCGTGGTGGCACCGTACGAGTCCGTGACCTGCACAAACATGGTTCCGGAGAAGGTGATGCGCTCACTCGTCTCGAAGTCGTTCCCGACACGAGAGACGATATAACCGGCCTGCTGGTTGGTATCGTATGTGTCAGGTACCTGAACCATATCGCCTATGTTTACCCATTCTCCGTCTGCCATGGCCGTTACCTGCATGGTCATGCGGGAGTAGATAAGCCGCCTGCATTCCCTAAGCGCGCGCTCCGCCGCCTGGAACCTGTTTCTGACGTAAAGCATTTCGAACTTTTTCGCTTTGGCCGGCGATCCTTCAATGATGGAATTTCCGGATATCCGGTACCGTACAAAGTCCTGCTTATTGGTGTCCGGGTTGCGGAACTGCACCTCTACGCCGTCATAACCGCCCGGGAGCGTCATGTCGTAAGAAAGCGAATAACCATCTGGCTTTGTATTTGATCGGTTGAATATCGTGGCCGCAGATGTCTTTTTGCTGTCCCGGGTGAATGACAGCACGCCGTTGTCGTCGTAAACCGACACGCTGGCGGCATCGCAGATAGTCTCCATGCGCGAACCGAGCGACACATCCTCATCGTCAAAGGTGAAATCGAAATACCCCAGGCGCGGGTCGATAGCGTCGATTTCGGCCTGGATCTGATACAGGCCATAAATATCAATGCTCGACTCCGGCTGCTGCCCGACCACCAGCCAGTTAAACAGCGCAATATCTGCAAACTTGCGCGATGGCCTGAGCGTGTAGTCGACCTGCTGCTTCGTCATGTTGTAGCTGATGACGTGGCGGGTGATTAGCGCGTTGTACTTCCTGTCACGCCCGCTCGTGGCGTTCTCAGTGGCACGGACTTTCACCATTACCAGTGAATCTTCCGCATGAACAACGTTCGTCCTGACGTTTACCGCATGTATCTCTTCGACCTGCAGCTTGCTCGCGTCGCTGCTGTTATCAGTCCTCTGGAAGGTGATCGCATAGCGCCCAAACCCGCCCGCCGGGGTGAGTTTGTCAGTCCGGTTAAACGTCTCCGACATGTAGTCGTGTGGCGTCGTCTGCCGGTACGTAAACGTCTGCTCTGTTCCGGGTATCAGGTTGTTGTCATTGTCGACCTTCCAGATGTTGACCACCCAGTTCGTTTCGCTGTTCCCGCCGAGCCCGGACTGGGTATGCAACCACAGCTGACTCGATGGTATCGGCGAGAAGAACGGACCGACGATCAGCGCGGCGTTATCGTTCAGAATGAACTTCGTCGTGTTAATCGTCGCATCCTGAATGGGGATAGAGGGTCCATTCAGGTTGTCGAAAGTGAACGTGTAGTAATATTTCGGGTTAACAACAGCGCCGTCATTCGTCTCAGCAAAGCTGATAAGACGCCCGGAAAGCGTGACGTCTTCAGTACGCATTCCGCCGGCGATCGGATACGTCACGTTGATAGTGAACGTTACCGGGTGCGGCAAAGTCAGGTCAGCGAAGTAGTCGAAGTCAGCCTGTTTAAGGATTTTCATCGCAATCTGCCCACCAGCATATACGCCGCTGATAACGGTGTTAGCTGTCGCAGTCTCGATCGGGAAATCGTCGCTCTCGTTAAGGCCTGGCACTTCCTGTCCGTCGACATCGTCGAACTGATATCCCTCATTCACTACCGGGATGACATCACCTGGCTGGTAAATGGTGTAGCTGGCACCGGCCATAGAACCAAGATTCGACTCCGAGAAACGAACAGACGTTACATCGTACTTCCCCAGGCCAAACACCATCAGCTCAGTGATGTATTTCAGGTTGCTGATGTATTCAAAGAGCGACTCCTGAGCCAGATCAGGGAAAGAGCGGACCTGGCCGAAATTGTCCGGCTTCGCCTCGCCATTGCGCGCGATGTTAGTCTGCCCCTTCAGGCTGTTATTAGGTGAGGTCTTACTGTTCCCACCGCCAGCATTCGTGTTTGGCTTCGGCATCAGCGAAGACAATACTTTTTGAGTGAACTTGATCGGGTTCAGATGCTCGAGCGGGTTTAGCAGGGTGCCTACAAGACCGCCACTTTTCGGCTGGTCGAAAATGATTACCCGGTCGTCGTCCTGAAGTGCAAACTCCAGTTCATCATCGGGCTGCAGTTCTTTGCCGTTAACGTTGATGCGGATATCGCGGTGAAAACTTTCCTGCTCAAGCCATTCTGAAAATACTGTGCCGCTTTTAACTACCGCCCGGTCCTTTGGCATCCCCGGAACGCGCTGAATCTCGATTACCGGCATAGGTGTAAAACTCCACTCTGGTGAATAGCTTCTGAATTGTCCGGATGGCGTCGAACCTGACGTGTCCATTTTCCCCTCTGCTGTGCAGCGCGCGGCCGTCAACAATCAGGCCGACATGCACAGGCTGGCTGCCAACCCAGGCGACGAAGATCCCGCTCTCAGTGAACGTGGCGCCCGGCTGCCAGAAGACAACGTCAGAGTCATAGCACGTCATGAAGTCGCGCCCGGATTCGTAATCCACAGTCTGGTGAATTTCGGTCCCCAGAACGTGGCGGTAATAGAGGACCACCAAGCCCCAGCAGTCAGCAGCGTCAAAGCTGCAGGCGCGGTTACTCCATGGAATGCCCTCAACCCGCGATAGGAAATCGTCTTTAAGCATTCTGGAGCCCCGGATATTCTTCGACTGTGTACAGCCGCCCGACGTTACGGTTAAGCGGGTTAACACGCGTCAGGCTGCACGTCACGTCCTTGTCGTCCATCGAGCAGTCACTGACGTAGAGCGTCCACGACTTGATGGCCGTGGACATATCTGCTGCGTCAAATTGCTGATAGGTTGCGGATATGGGCGTGATGCGCGAGTAGGCTTTCCACTGCTTGAGCTGTTGCTTGAAGTCCTGCGCCAGCCGGCCAAATTTGACGGTGCTGTCGAGGATCGGCGTGTTGCTCTGCTGGCTTTCGGTTAACTCCATGCGGCAAGGCATGTAGACCTGCCCACCAAGGGTTTTGGGGAAAATTTGGTTATTAACGAGCCTGATATAGCCAAAGACCGGGCTGTAAAACGTGATTGTTTCGTACAGTATCCGGTTTGGCCTTCTGCTCTGGAATTCTCTGAGCGTCGGCATTATGGCACCTTAGGTAAGCTCTCCGGGTCGCGCCCGTCAGGATAGCCCGTGACCATAATGTCCAGCCAGGAGGCCCAAGGCGGAGGCAGTTCAACGATAATGTCGTCAAACTCGTCATCGGAGTTAACCAGCTCGCGCACAACGACATCACCGCTCCACGTGAAAATGGACCCGGACTGTGACCATGACGGCCAGGAGAGAAAGTGTAATTCCTGCACCTCAACGCCGGTATCTCCGGTCCCGGTGCCGAGCGGCATCGTGAACCACTGATTGCAGTTGTCGAGGTAGTTAGGGCTGCGCAACCACTGCATGAATGCCCGGTGCTGGTCCTGGGTGAATATCCACGTCAGGGAGACAGACGTCTTCAGATCGTCGGTTAATTTCTGGAATACCGGCGCGCCTACCGTCGGCTGGTCGACGCGAAACCCGGTATCGGTAGTGGGTGATTTCCCTTTCTGGGCCAGCGGCAACCAGTCAGGGTACGGAATTGGCATGTTATCCCCTTGCTTTGCGTGGTGCCTGGTGATTTTGCTGGATAGCCTGGCCGATGCGCCCGCCCTGGCTGATATCGGCAACAATCATATCGATCGTCACTCCATTCCCGTTCTGCGACGCCTGCGCGTCGACAGTTGCACCGGTATAGTTCTGAATGTTGATAGTGACAGGCACTGAACTACCGCCGGCACCGGAATTCATCTGCTTGTTGCTGATGACTTTCCCGTTGTCGCCTGGGATCATGTATTGGCTGCCGTTCGATGCTCGGTAGATTTCAGGCATGCCGCCCTCACCTACCTGGTACATAGAACCTGCTGATACCGGTCCGCCATTCTTACGCTTCCCGGCAATACCGCCAGCCATCGCCATAGCAGCAATAAGGGCCGCAATACCAATAGCCGCCGCGCCGCCAAAAGAACCGATTGAGGCGACAGCTGCAGCTGGCGTCCAGACTGCCATAGTTGTCGTGGCCGCCGCGGTGCTTGCTGCGGTTGTTGTCGCCAAGCCTGCGGTTTGCGCCGCAGTAGTTGTGGCAATCGCAGAGGTTTGCGCAGCAGCCCCCATCACTGCTGATTTCACCCACTCAACGCCCATCTGAACGAATGTGTTGATGACGCTGTTCAGAACAGTACTACCGATTGACTGGAGGGCTTCTGATGCGCTCATGCTGCCTGTGATAATACCGGTCAGTGCATTGGAAGCATTGTTTCCGAAAGCCTCAAACGCTGCCGATGCGGCCTGAGTGGCAAGATTCTGCTGAGACCACTCATCCCACATCGCTGCATTACGCTGCGTGCGGTACTGTTGCTCTATTGCAGCCCTTGCGGCTTCAGCTTCTCCAATTTTTTGAGGGTAAAGCTGTGCGTAAAGCTGGATATCAGCAATGTCCTTTTGATACTGGCTATCCAAACCTGCAGTTTTACTGGTTTTACCCTGGATGGCGCTAAAGTTACTGGCAGCCTCAGTGCGTGCTTTTTCTGCCTTTGCCTGCTCGCGCAAAGCATTGGCATTATCCCAGGCCTTAGCCGCGAGCTGTCCTGCAAGTACGATCTGATCTTGCGAGGCGCTTTTGCCAAGAGATTGTTGTGCATTCAGCACGGCCTGCGCACGCGATAACTCACCAACACTGGTTGCTGATAGCTCCGCTTTCTGACGGAGTTCGTCAAGTTTCTCATTGACGGACTCCTGCGCTTTTGCGTACTGCTTAGCCTCTTTCTGAGCCGCAGACTTACCGCCTTTCGCTTTGCCGCCAGTAGCCGCGCCAGTGGTTTTAATCTCGATAGGCTTTGTGTTTGCTGCGGCCTGAGATGCATTTTTAACAGCGGCCAGATCGCCAACCAGCATGGCGGCTTTATTGCTCAGACCGGCCAGCGCTTTGTTTTGCGCCTCCCATCCATCAAGCCCAAGCCATGACCAAGTGCGGGCCCGGCGGGTAAACATTTCAGCCGTGCTGTTCAGATCAGAAATCTGTGCATCGGCAGAAATTGCCTTCCCGACAAGCCTGTCGAGCGCAGCCGTCAACGAGTCAATAACGGCTACCATGCCAGAGCTTGCGCCAGTTGCCTGGTTAACGGAGTCGATCATTGACAGGAATGAGTTTGTCAGCGCGGTATTTGCCTGCGACAGTGTACGCGGGAGTTTCTCGAACTCAGCGTTGACTGATCCGGTCTGTTTCTGGATGGCATTCAGCGCGTCTTCTGCTGTCAGCTTTCCGTCAAGCATTAGCTGACGAAGTTGACCAATACTCACCCCCATCCCAGCTGCAATCTGGCGCGCCAGTTCCGGCATTTGCTCAAGGATGGAGTTGAACTCCTCCGCCCGGACAGTGCCGGATGAAATTGACTGTCCGAACTGGCGGAGAGCATTCGCCATTTCTTCGGATGAGGATCCGCCGATGCGCCCGATTTTCTGTAGTGTCTCGGTGAGCTGAATAATCTGACCGTTCGTCGCTCCGGTATCGCGCAACGCCGTGCTGAGGGTTTCCCACAGCTTCGCGGTGTCCTGCAGCGAACCTCCTGTTGCCGAACTGATACGCATCAGATTCTGCATCGTCTGTGATGCCGCTGCAGCGCTGCCAGTCAGGCGCTCAATGCGCGCGTTTAGCTGACTCATGTTGTCAGCAGCAACGAGGAATGCCTTTCCCCAGTCAACAACCAGTGAAGCTGCAATAGCCCCGGCAACGCGGTTAATATTTGTCTGCAGCTCATCCATCTTTTTGGCTGCGGTAGTTGCTGAGTTGCCGATAGAGTCGAGCGACTTATTGGCCTTTCCCTGCGCCTTCAGCAAGCCAGAAACATCGGCCTCGATGTCGTAATAAATCTCGCCTGCTTTTTCAGACATCACTTTTCTCCGGGCATAAAAAAACCCACCGAGAGGTGGGTTAGTTATTCGTGTATTGGCATCGTTCGGTGTATGCTGGCGGTGGCGGAGTGTCACGCGAACTCAGGAAATGTTGGCCAAGCGTGTAATCGACACCTTTCGAGAACATCCCTTTAGATTTCATGTTCAGCTCAACGAAGAATGGATGGAACCCTGCATAGGCCCCAAAACCGTTCTTACCATTAATCTCCCCGCAAACTACAGCAATTACACGGCCATCTTCAGCGTCGGTCATTTTTGCAACTTTCACGTTGCGGAACTGCGCACTGCCAGGATCCAGTAGATTGGCTGAAACTTCAGATTGAGCCAGAGAAATTGCCTTTTCCTCACCCGGCTTGCAGCCAGCCAGAACCAGCGGAATAGCCAAAGCCAAAAGTATTTTCTTCACTCTTATCCCCTGAGTTTTTTTGTCGAGCCATATTACGCCCGGTCAGGCGGTTGCGGTACATTCATTATTAACTCAGGCCGCTTTTTTTTGCTGATTTTTCGCGCTCAACCATTTCCTGCCAGCGCCGATCGTCATCGTCCATAACCGCGTCGTACTCTTCCCTGGTGAATCCTTTCTGGTCAGGGTATTTGGCGTTAAGCATCATGGCAAATTCGGTCATAGTGAGGTTTTCAGCCTCTTCCCTGCTGATGCCGAAATGGTTTCGCGCCGCCATGATGTATTCAGTCGCATGAAACTCCGACGTCGTTTCCTTACTTTCGTGCTTCTGCAACTTACGAACCTTCGCCCGGCCTATAATGCCGTGCATGATGAGTGACTGAGCTATCAGGATAAGATTCTCAGGCGGGAGAGCGCCGCGGTGCCATACGAATGTGCGCCGCCCGGTGCGGGACAACTCATGCCAGCCAGTCAACTCAGAAACATCCTCATCGCAACAGGACTGAATGACGTTAATCGCTGATAGCAAAGTTTCACGTAGGAATGCCGCTGAACGAGCAGCCTCAATCGACCACCGAGGGTATGTTACGTCGCCGAAGTAGTGGGCGTAAAAATTGCGCTGATGCTCTGGTATCGCACTGTGAATTTCTCGCGCCGCCTCAAGCATCTTTGCCACATCGTCATTGAACAGTGCGTAGAAAGCGCGGACGATATGCTCTGGCTCACCTATTCTCGTCATGTTTCGGAAAGACGGGCGGAAAAAGTACTCACGGCCGCCAGCGCCGATCAGACACTCGCCAATTTCTTTCAAAGGGGTCATATCGATCTCCATAATCAGTATCAAGGGCAGCGCGCTGCCCTTTGTAGTGATTACGGTGCGGCAGTCACAGTAACAGCGCACGTATCTGTGAAGTCACCATCTGCGGTTGTAGCCGTAATAGTCGCGGTTCCGGCGGCGACGGCCGTTACCAGACCTGTTGAACTGACAGTGGCGATAGATGCCGCAGAAGTCGTCCAGGTAATCGCCTTATTGGTCGCATCGGTTGGCTGAACTGCACCGCTAAGTTGCTGGGTTGCGCCAACGACCAGAGAAGCAGTTGCAGGGGTAACCTCAACGCCAGTGGCTGCGATAGAGTCAGCGACCTCAAACACAATGGTGTCGGCGTCGTAGACCTTCCACTCGCCTGAGAAGGTGGAGATATCGTTGGTACCGAAGTCACCAGACCATGACGTTGTGTTCATGTAGCCCTGGATGTAAGTACCTGCGTTCTCACCCGCGAAGTCGAAACGCACCCACAGGTTAGGCTGACGGCCTGCCTGAACTTCGTCAAAGATGTACTTCGACAGACGCCACGCGCCGATCTCGTTATCTTTGTCAGACTTACGAAACTCACCTTCACCGGAGATCGTCAGATCCATGTTGTTGACCAGGTTCTCCACAAGCCCTTTAGCATCATCTGCATCGGAGTTGATAGTGTTCATCGAATAGTCGATGCCCTTGGTCGTCATAGCGCCGAGACGCTTCCACTCGGAAAGCGCTGGCACTGCGTCGGGGCAGCCAAAGGCCATGCGTAGCACAGCTACTTTCCCGATCAGCTTGCCAAAATCATTAGCACAGCCTTGCATGTGTACCTCTCAAATAAAAAAGGCCGCCGGATGGCAGCCTGATGGGTTGGTGATGGGGTTATTCGCCGTAAACGCACATGAACTGGAGTCGGAAGACCAGGCGGCCCTCTTCGGTCGTGATGGGCGATGGAAAACCTCCTCGGTTCTGAATTAACCCAAGGCACTCATCGCTAACATCATTTTGGGTGGCGTATTCGATTAACTCCTTGGCTTTTTCCGCTGCTGCACGACGCTTATCCTTTGCGGAAATGACGTCTACCAGCACATAGAAATCCGAGCCAATATCGTTAAGAATGTCCGTGCCACCGTTAGGTCGGAATACGATAAATGCATCTGTTAACTTCTTTGTATCATCCCAAGCCAGCATCTGAACGATGAAGCCAGTAGTAAGCCCGGCATCAACAAAGAAATTGCGCACGCGCTCATACATTTCTGGCGTCATACTGAAAGCTCCTTGCGCATTACGGCATCAATCTGGCTGCGGGTATCTTCAAAGCCTTTGGTGAGGAACTCTTTCTGCGCGGTTGCGCGGCGGAAGGTTTGCGGCACGTTCGGATCGTGAACGAAAACAGCGTAGTTCGCCGTGTACCCCACACGCCCTGTCAGTCGAACTCCGTTGTTTATCAACTCGCGATACTGGCTATTAAGCAGCGTTGAGGTGTCGATAGGAGTATAAAGCGCAGCCTGGGAGCTGCCGATTATCATTGCTGACTGCAACGCCCTGACGACCTTGCGCCCTTTCACGTCGTTGATGATGCGGTTGAGTCCGGCTTTCGACTGCTTAACGCCGCGCACTTTGATGCCCATGGTTGTCTCCAGGCAATAAAAAACCCCGCCTGAGCGAGGTTTGGTGTCATTTAACGGTGAATCAAAAAGGGAGCATTGCGCGGATTTCAGTGTACCAACTATGAAAGGCAGGTAGATCATCTAAGAACCAGAAGCCTAATCCAAGCACTGCAGCACTCATCATCATTTGGGCAATAACGCTGAACCAAAATTCAATAGGTTTAGTGTCTTTGCGGATATACTCCTTTCGCATCGTCCCCTTAAAGGTTTTGGTGTAGACACCTCGTCGCAAAAAGATTATCGACTGAACAAACATAAAGGGGCATGTCAGAAAAATTGCGCACACCGTGAACCAAAATTGAAAGCCCATCACCTGTCATTCCAGTTAATGTTTTGGGCCATTATTGCACACGTTTATCAAATTCCAGTCAGTATCGCGTAATCGTCCGCTAGGCGCTCGAACGTATCGGCATAGCGGATAACCTGCCGCACCTCGTCGGCACCGGCGAGAACCGGGTCGGCTTCGGTAGAAACGCCAATCAGCAGGTAATCACCCACGGCCGCCAGCGCGAATTCAGTCCAGACGGTGTTCTTCACAACGATTTCTGCGCCCAGGCTGGCTAACTTCTTGCTGAGCCCACCCTCGTAATCACAGAGGATTTGCTCAGGTTCGGCATAGCCAAGCGGATCGCCGTATTCGTCATTGCCTTCCAGCTTTCGCCAGATAGTCGCCGTGGCGGTATAGCTCCAGTTAGCTACCGATGACATCAGCCCTCCTTCCAGCGCAGCACCTTGGCGCCAGTCGCCCGGATGCGCGCGCAGTTGATATGCCACTCGCCGTCCGATTTCACGTAGCCGGTAGTCTCCCGCCCGGTGTCGGTCATCACCCAGACGCGGGTGAATGCACGCGGCAGGCCTTGCTTAACTGATTTGTACGTCATCACTTATCCCCGCACATGCAGCCGCCCTTCCCGATCCAGATACCAGCGAATGCCGGAGCGGCAGTAGGGTCGGCAGGAATAAGTGCGGTGGCGCAGCCGTACTTATCCAGCCCGCGCAGCAGGTTCACTGAGGCTTTCCAGCGATCGGTGAACGACTGATACCGGAACGAGCGCGATGCACCACTCGGAGCTGTCTGGCTTGAGATGTACTTATCCCCCTGCCCGAGCCCCATAAGCGCCAGCAGATAGAGCTGAATCAGCAGCGCAGTCGATGCCGGATAATGCGCATCGAGACACTCCTGAATGCTGTTGGCCTGGTCGACGAGAGCCTGAAGAACAAAATCGGGAATGGTAATTCCCTGGCTCTCCAGATACTCCTTCGCCTGTTCGAGAGTTACCATTATCGACTCCGTGAAATACCCCGCCGGAGCGGGGTATAAAAAACCGCCTTAGAGGAGGCTGTTATTCAGCAGGGAAAAGCTTTTCGAGCTCACCGTCAGGCAACAGCTCACTAAGCTTTTCAGCGCCCAGGTTGCCTTTGAACTCGATGCCCAGTTCAGTCAGACGAGCCTGGATAACCTCTTTGCGGGATTTCTCACCGGTACCGGCATCAGGCGTCGACGGGGTAAGTTCTCCGCCTGCCTCACCATTCATGAGACGGACGTTAGACTTCAGCGCCGGGTGCAGTTCTTTCAACTCCACCACCTGCCCAACCTTCACGCCGAACCAAGGGCGCACTACTTCGTATTTAGCCATGCTGTTTCCTTACGCCAAGTTAGCGCCGTAGACAACGCCAGACAGGCCCTGATCGTCTGCGGTGATTTGCAGACCTTCAGCAGACATAATCTGGAAGTTGTAGTTAACGTTAGGGAGTGGACGCGGCAGTGGAATAACGCCGACAGCCATACCAACCAGCGGAGAGATCACGTCACGGCGACGAACGTACGCGATAAACTCGTTACCGGTCAGCGCGAAGCTCATGCGGATTTCTTTCACCGGTGCGAACGGCAGAACAGCCTGCAGCACAGTGCCGCTTACAACGCCATTCACCACGTATGGCTGCGCCAGGTTTGCCCAGATTTCCGAGGAAACCCACATCACATCGTATGCAGCTACTTTGTTCGTGCGTGCGGTGGTACCGAATGCGCCTTTACCGAAGAACGCGAAGATCGCGGTCATGTCAGCGGTGGTCAGGTCGATATTCGCACCACCAGCACCAGAGCCCAGGTTAATCTTCTTGGTGTGTCGGTGGTTCTTGATGCCCTGCGCCTGGTATGACTGAACCTGAATTTTTGAATCGCCGTTCAGATAGTAGTTGACGCGCTTCTTGTTGAACTTGCGCATCTTCGCCATCTGCGAGTCCAGCACTAAGTCAATACCCACAGAGTTCAGACCAGCAGCATGACGCCAGTTAACACCGTAACCAGCAGTGAACACCGGAATCGGGTCACCGTCGCTCGCGTAGTCGGTGTGATCGAAGGAGAATGGCGCCTGACCATCGATGCTTACTGACACGTCGTCAGCGATGTCGCCAACCACGTTATACAGCTTGGCAGTTTTACCTACCGGCAGCACCGTCTGAACTCCGATCAGGTCGTTCACGATTTCCATGCCAACTTCCTGATCGCGCAGCTGCAGCACCTGGTTGTCGATCTCAGCCCAGAAATCACGGGAGAAACCGCCAACGGCGTTACAGGCCAGCATGTCAGGCGTCATGATTGCGCGGTTAGCCGCGATGATGGAATCGTTCTGCAGGTTCCACATGTTGCGGTTTGCCCACAGCTCGCTCCAGTGTCCGCCGAGGCGTGAGTTAGTCGCCAGCGTCTCTTTAGAGAAGTACATATGTGTTTGTCCTCTTGTTACGCGCCAGCTGCGGCGACAGTGCCAACGCGCATGCGCACGCGAATGAAGTCGGTAGTGCTGGCCGCGATGGTGTATTCATCCTGGCTGTATCCGATCACTGAATCAGTGTCGGAAGTGGCAAGGGTGAACTTACCGGCAGTACCCAGCTTGATTGGGCTGTCTTTTTTGTACGCGCCAGGAAGGCAAAGTAACGCCAGCTCACGGCCTTCTTCGACGTAGTTACCGACAGCTGAATCACCGGCAGGGATTGCTTCAGTGATGGTCAGGCCCTGGTGGTAACCGACATCGATGATGTACAGGCGGCCGGTTAGAGCGGTGGCCTGAGCGAATTTATCGGATGAGTTGATGGTTGCGGCGGTGCCAGGAAGCAACGCGGCGGCCGTTGTGCGGGTTTCGGTCTTGTACAGAGACTGACCGTCGATATTAACGCGACGATAACGTGGCATTATTCCGGCTCCTTACTTGAAGTGTTCGTCAGCGGCAGGTGCGCCGGTTTCTTTGTGCTGCTGTGCATTGTTAGCGCCCAGCGGAGCAGCTTCGCCCAGCGACTTGAACATGGCGTCCAGCGCTTCGCCTGACAGTGCGTTAGCCACGATATCGCCATGGACCTTCGCAACCGCTTCGCGCTTTGTTTTCTCTTCTGCGCGAGAGTTGGCAGTCAGGGTTTCGGTAAGCTTGTCCTGATTGGCCTGCAGACCGGTGATCGCATCTTTAATCGGATTCAGGGCTTCGGCGAAGTTTGCGGCCAGGCCTTTACCGATTTCGCTGATCAGCTCTTGTTTCTCTTCAGTGGTTAAAGGCATGTCGCCCTCCGTTTTGTGGTTTGTTGCAGGCTGCTCCTGCGGTTTGAAAAGTGATTTGAATTTGTTGGCAGCCATGGCTACCCATGACTCCTGCCGCTGAACTGGAGTGCCGGCATCATCAAATTTGATTTTTCCGCCTTCGGCTGAATAACCGAACACCTCGGCTTTGCCACCGTTACGGACAATGACCACTTGAGTGTCTGTAAAATCAGCAACCCAGGCATACACATCCTGGTCTGAGGCAAATTTCTCCCGCACCGCGCGGTCAAGGCGACTCTCTCGCTCTCGGTAAGACTCGCCAATTAACGCGCCTGAGTTTGGCTGTAAAGCTACCGCCTGGTCTGCGTTCACCATCAGACCGACGCCTTTTTCTGGCCCGGCTGCCGGAGGCTCGTCCAGCAGGATGGCATCATGGTCAATCGAGTGAATCTTTACTACCCAATCAGCACCCTGCCTTTTCAGCTCTTCCGGCGCAGGAATTTGTTCGCGATAGACAGCGACACTTGACCAGATCGGATCTGATGATTCTCCGCTCTCAAGCGCAGCGATACGCCCCATAAGACGCTGGCCACCCGGTGATTCCATTGCCCTTTCGACGTCAACCCATTTTTCTGAGTAGACACGGTTCCCTTTGAGAGTCACATTGCGATTCCACGCACCGATGAAGCCGGTACACAGCCCTTCAGGTGAGAACGCAGATACGTACTTACCGTCAACGGTGGGGTGGCCTAGCGGCGCAATAGTTCCTTCCATGCTTTGATAATTTGCCGTTATCTCAGCCTCTGGATAGAACTCGCGGTTCATAATCACGTTGGCAGGGAGCGTGTAACTGGGAATGACAACATGTTCACGCCCGTTATATGTCTCCCGGCGGATTGACTGGCTGTTTACCTTGGTGTTGACGTTAATCTGCGTTCTCATAGTTATTTCTCCGCCCAGGCGTAACCGCGCGCCTGCATCGATTTATATTCCTGTTTGAGTTTCGTGATGGTGTCCGGGTATTCCGGCTTGCCGTCCGCATCCACCAGCACCGACTGCTGGCTGCATTTGCAGTTGATGGAGTTGCCATCTTTGCTGTACCAGTCACGCACCTCTTCGTTGGTGTAGAGGTGGGCATGGCGCACTGCATGGGTATGTCGCGTTGTCGGTGATAGAGCCGAGATGTGAACCAGAAGAGTTTTAAGGCCGTAAAGGTCATTCGCCTCCTGGTCTTCATCCCACTTAGCCCGGCGCAGCGCGGTAGTCACTTCAGTGCGTGCTATACGGTTTGCCCGGCGCTTCTCGATGCCGGTCTGGTCTGTCAGGTTGCTGGCAATGTCCAGCGGATTGAGACCACGGCCCACGCCATCAGTCAGCACACGCGCCATATCGCGCTTTACGTCAGCCGTCAGCCCCTTCATTTCCTCAAATACACGCGCATGCACCAGCGCCATACGTTGCTGATATGGGTCGCTTGCGAGGATGGACGCTAACGACTCACGACCAGCGGCGTACACCGGCGACTGCTGGCTGAGGTTGTAAAACGACTGCCCGGTCCCTTTCTCCGAAGCCAGATCGATGTACTCGTAAAACCACAGGTCGTAATCGCCACCTTCAAGCAGCACCTGATCAACCAGGTAACTGGCATCGTTCAGGATGATGGAGAGCAGCGTCGGATTTAACTGGTATTCGTATCTGGCGTTTACTGCGAGGGAGGAAGGTATTTTTTCGAGTGCTGATTTGTACGCTTTGCCAATTTTATTCATTCGCCTGGCGAAGTCTTTCATTGCCCGGCGTTCCAGCGCATCGACTCCGGTAGGATCCTGATAATTACGCGGCAGAATTGGTGGCTTCGTCTTGTTCTTCGCCATCCTCTTCTCCTAATGGAAATTCATCGACGTTTTCATAACCGGCAGCTGTGCGAATTTCTTCACGACTAAAGGCTGGATTTTCTCCGCTCCCCTGGAACGTCTGGTTAATCTCTGCCATGGTTTTGGCATTTGCGAGTTTCTCAGTTCCAGTCTGTTCGTTGAGGTCATCCCAGATAACCGTCTTCTCTCTGACTGCATCAATAATTTTCAGGTCGATGAGCTTGTCACTGAAGTCTTCAATTTCGAATGACAGGTCACCGCGCCGTGACTGGCATCGAGCGTTGAAATACTTCAGATCTTCCGTGCTTGAACGCTCGGCCTGCTGATTGCCAACAAGGATGCGCGCCGGAATGTCGACCCCAGCCGAGGCGGTCTGCAAGTTCACATCGTATGTAGGCGAAGGGTCTGAAACAGCAGATACCATTGAGGTTACCTGCGCGCCCTGAGTAATCAGGAGCACATCGTTACCAACATTCAGCTCTCTGGCTGCTTCGTTATAGCGCTCCTGAAGCTCATCTACCGATACGCCATACAGCGAAGCCAAATTTGCAAAGTCGATGTCTTTATCAAAGTTGATGGCCTGCTTGTTTGACGCATTCTTCAGGAACGATTCACCAGACCCACCCTCCACCTTCTCCAAGCTGACAAAGGCGTTATAAGGCGGTTCAAGGAAGCCAATGGCATCATTCGAGTAGTCTCCCAGGATGAAGACGCGATCGGGATGAACGAATCGCTGATTGGTCCCACCGTTTGGCAGGCTCTCAACGTATTTCCACTGCTTTGGTTGCCCGTAATCTGCCGAGTTTTGGTCTGTAACCCACTCGCTGACTGTTAGTGAGCCAGCCCACGCGATTGTAACCTTTTTGAGTGACTTCCCCCGGACAACCGGCTGGTCCCACGTTCTGGAATCATTGATGTGCAGAAGGATACCGGCATAACGTCCGACCAGGCGGCGGCGGTCTGCTTCAGCAAAAGCCCGCCATAGGCGCTTTGTGAAAACCTTTTTGGTGTTCTTCTCCCAGGCAGTTTCATCCTTACTCTCGTCGGCATCGTCACCCTCGATGATTTCCGGGTTAGTCTGCCAGCACTTACCCACCAGCTTCTCAACTGCACCGTGAGCGATACCACCGCGACGGTACAGGGCGTAGAGGTTTTCGTAGGTGACCTGCTCAGGGAAGCCATACTCGCACCATGCTGAATGGCGCTTATTGTCCAGCCCCATCGTTGGCGCCATCAGTCCCATACGGGCGCGCGCCATCCGCGAATCGTTCAACGCATGGTTGACGGCGAGAGTTAATTTGTCAGTCATGGATTGTCCGTTGGTGGATTTATGGCAATAAAAAAGGCCGCCTAAGCGACCTATTCTTTTTTCGTTGAGAGGGCTGATTCCCAGTCAAATGGTTTCTGTAGCCCCACGCTTCTCTCAAGCGCCTTAAGCTTTATCAGTAACGCCTCTTTTCTTTCAGGTTCGAATGATTGGTAGTAAGGGGCGTATTGCTGAGCAAGTTTAGTAAAAATTAGCGATGAATGCTCAAGCCCTCTAAGCCTTAACTCTTCTCTTATTTCTGCAACCAAGTGCTCAAAGCTATGCATAAAACCTCCGAATCATATGACGGGAGTTTAATTATGGCTTCGCTTGGTATTCGTACAAATTATCGTAGCCGTTTTGGGATCATCATCCCGGCCATCTGGCCCTTACGCTTGATGTGTCCGTCAAGGCTGTAGCGGATGCCGTCCCAGCAGTGTTCGTAACCGTCGGCCAACTTCGGTAACACCTCACCCGTGATACGGTCCGTTTTGTACGACCACATACGAGCCTCGCGCGCCACGTTCTTGCAACGCGGATGGATAATGATTTCGTCAAAGCCGCGGAGATGGGCGATGCCGTCCTCAACGCTACCCTGCCATTTCTCGGCAGCAGAAATGTTGAAGCCCTGCCGCTTGAGATAGCTGATCGTCTCGGGTCGAGCGGAGTCGGCTTTAATGGGCCAGTCCCGCGCGCCAGGAATCGTGTCGTACAGCTCAGGCATGTGGTCGAGCTCTGTCTGCTGACCGTATGCCTCGTATTCGATGTACAGCCGGTTGTGCAAGATGAAAGAACGCACCAGCGTGTTAGGGTCTTTGGCGAAACCGAAGTCGGCACCGAAGAACAGGCGCTCAGCTTCTTTCCAGAGGTTTTCCGAGAACTCAGCGATCCGGTATTTACCGGCCAACACCTGCTTATCAGAGTTTTCGAGGTAAGCACCTTCCCAAACCCACGCGTATGTTGCCGGGTCGAGGCGTCGCTGATCGTTCTGTCGCTCACCTTCCAGCACGTCAGGGAACCACGGGTTATCCGTATAGTTCATTTCAACGGTGATGCAGTCGTCGCCTGCCTCTTTGCGGAAACGCTTATCCGTAGCGCTACCGTCGCGCTCAGGGTTCCACGTAACCCAAATCTCTGATCCTTCTTCACGAACGGTCGGGCTAAGCTTCTGCCAGGCTATTTCGCTGACTGATTCAGCCTCGTCCACCCAGCACAGCAGAATGCGCGCTTTCGACTTGATGCTGTCGAGGTTATGCCGCAGACCGCAGAACACGTAGTTAACGCTCTTGTCGATGGTGCGGATGTACTTCTCGCCGATATCAAAATTGGAAGCCAGCCAGGGAACAGACAGGATCGCCTGTTTCACTTCCTGCATGCTCGACTCTTCCAGCGAGTTCATGAACTCACGCGCGCATAGCACCACCCCGCTTTCACCGTTCATCATAGACTGGTAAGCCTTTACTGCAGTCATCAGTGCGAATGTGCGCGTCTTGGCGCTGCCACGTCCACCGTGCGAGCATCGGTAACGCTTATTCACGGCAGTGAACAGTGGCGCAAGCTTAGCGGGGATGGGCAGTTGAACGGCTTTACTCATGCTTTCGGCTCAACGGGGAGTAGCTGAATGATGGTCGGCTGCGGCGTCATGGTTCCGTCCGGGCTGGTGTGCTCGACCTTCTGTTTGTTGCTATACGCGTCGCCAACCTCTTTGGCAGCCTGCTCCATCAGCGAGGCAGCCAGCGCCATGTTTCGCATGCCCTCGGCTTTGGTCATCATCCTGTCAAGCGCGCGAAGACGATATGCCTTGTTGGCGATCGGGATGTCGCTTAATTCGGTCTGGAAGCGCTTACGGGTTTCGTGAAATAGCTCAACCCATTTCTGCGCCAGCCCCCTGCCGTTTGCTTTCGTCGGGTCGTGTGATTCGACCTGCTGACGAGTGATGCTCAGGCCAAATTCTTTTTTGACCAGTTCAACCACCTGGGATGGAGTATCGAAGCAGGCAAGAGACTGAACGATGAAGGCTTTGACCTCACCTTTCAGTGTCGCCATGGATTACCTGCCTGTCATAATCAGTCATATTGTTAGGCCAGCTTTAGCATGCATGTCCCGCATGACCTGGCTATATCGATGTGAGCCACTTCTGCTGGCGAATTGGCCGCATCAACGAGCTCCTGTACTTCTTTGCTGGCACCGTATCGACGTACGACACCTGTGAACTCTTCGACGTCGTGGCCGCGCAGTGTGAGCACTGGCTGCCCGGTCTCTTTATTGAACTTAGGCGCACCGAAATCATCAGTGGCCTGGGCGATATGGTAAAGCTCATGCTCTACCAGTGCGCAGAATTCGAGGTCGCTGCATTGTGAGCAGTAATCGGCTGCCAGGGTAATGATGAACTTCGGGATACGCCCGAACCATTCATGCATCTGCTGTTCCATCCTGGCCTTCTGCCAGCCACCGGCTCGGAGCATTACCTGTTCGGCCTGGCCGAGTACGTAGCGCCCTTTCTTAGCGAACGAATCCGACGCCCACATGAAGCAGAGGTCAGCCTCAAGCAGGTGTTCGTGGTCAGGGTTATGGATGCTTCCTGAATCACTGAGAACTTGTCGGTTTATCCACTCATGCACTTCGTTAGCAGGGATCAGCCTGGTGTATGGCTGCCAGTTGTCGGAGGCGATGAAGTTAACTGGCGGATATGGTCTGCGCTCGTCATCGTTTTGCATTTCCACTCCGTTGCGCCAAAGATTGGGCGGATGTATCGTTGTAAAAAAATGTGAATCACCGACAAGCAACGAGGCTTACATGGGAACATCATTCTGGTTAACAGTTGGAACCAGCGCACTAATCGGTGCGTGTTTAACAGGACTTTGGAATATTGTAAAAGATATTCTTTCACGCAGAGCTGAGGCCAAAGCTCTTGAGAACGGATTAATCGCTGAAGTTAAAACACTTTCCCATCTGTTACAGGTTCGGCGATATAAAAAAACGCTGGAAGATACGCTACAAGAAATGATTGCTAACAATCAGGATACTGTTGAGTTTAGCGTTTTTATCCATGACAATTTCAATCCTGTTTACAGAGCTAACGTTCAAAAAATTGGCATGCTAGACAATGGGTTAGTAGAGTATATTGTTAAGTATCATGCTTACCTGTTTGCCTTGGTATGTGACTTACATGAAAAGTCGATTTTGGCAAAGGATGGTTATACTCAAGATGCATTAAAAGAGATGGTGCAAATTTTAAATGATGCTGAGGCTATATCAGAGAAGATTGCAAATTATAGATAGTTTTTTTTACCATTCGTCACTTCTGCTACTCCGGACAGGTACGCTATTCTGATCGCTACCTGTCCGGGTTGCTGACGCGTTACTCCTTTGTTTTTTCTTCCGGCTGTTCGGTCTGTTCTGCCGGTACTGGCGTGAACTCCACGCGCTTCACATCGGCTGGAGTGAAATACAACCACTGCCCCGTATCCGTCGCTAGCGGTACAAATCCGTTCACCAGCTCAGGCTGACGTCGTGACATCTTGCCTGTGAAGGTTTCGCCTGTTTGGGTGGTTAGCGTTATTTGGTAGATGTCGGACATTGAGAGCCTCTTTATCCGCTTATGGGGTTACTGCCATTACGATGAGCCTACCCATGGTGAAGGCAACAAAAAACCGCCCTGAGGCGGTTTACCCTTTCTTTTCTTTTTCAGACAATCCGAATGTCACAATTCGCCAGTCTTCTAATCCGTCATTGACACCTAAATACACTCTGACTCGAACCAAAAAAGCCCTAATCCCAATTGAATCAGGCTTATCGGTTAAGAGTTTTGATAGCTCGACTGCTAAATCCTTAGGGAGCCATAAAAAGGCTTCAAAAGTTAACTCCCTAAGCCTTTTCTTCTCTGCTGGCTTGGTAACCCATTCAGCAAGAAGTTCAGAGATTAACACAGCTTTCATTCTGACTTCTCTGGCATTTTTCTCGTGCTCTTGAAGGGCTTGATTCGTTTTTTTGATGGACTCAATTAGCTCATCATACTTGTGCTTTGTCGCGTAGGTAATAACTGCTGATGCCCATTTCGGAACTACAAATACAACCGCAATACCTAGAAGGAAAAAACCAGCTTTTGTCATTGCTTCTACAAAGTCCATGCAAATCTCCTCACTTTATTTTGAGAAGTATAAATCGGCATGGCTGTAATTTTCTTCAGTTATTTCAAGCATTGTTCATTGATGTAGTCCTGGAGATATCCAACCTGTTTCGTCACTGTAGCGATTCGCTCTCTGAGGGTGAAATAATCCCGTTCAGCGGAGTCAGTAAGTCGGGGACCGGAAGCATCGCCCAGGCCGCCGGTGCTGGTCGCTCCGTTCGTGGGACATTTGGCGTTGACGTGCAGCCCACACTTACCAGTGCGAACACAACGCTGCAGATCATCAAGCTGCTTTTTAGCATCAGCTAAATCCCTCGTGTATTTGGCATCCAAAGCAGCGACATCACGCTGACGAGTCTGCATGTCTTTGATGGTGGCGTTAGCCAGGCTGAGCTGTTCAGTAGCCTTATCGCGCTGGTCTTTGTAGGTGATGGCGTTGTCGCGGTATTTATTAACGAGGAACGTCAGAACCCCGATTAGCGCCACCACAATCAACTGCAGCCAGTAACGCTTTACCAGTGCGCTAATCACGACAGGAACAGAGCGCGCTCTGCCTCCCGGCGACGGGTCAGTCCATTCAGGACTTTACCGCCAGCTTTATTCCAGCGCAGGTACTCATCGGCAGCGCCAGCGTAATCACCGGCGTTGAGTTTTCTCAGGAGAGTCGATGTCGACAATGACCGAGCTCCGAGGTTATACGTGAACGACACCAGTGCATCGAATTGCCCCTGAGTCAGAGTAACTTTGGCCAGGCGGGACACATCGTTTTCATAGCTGACCAGACCGGTCTTCAGCAGGCGCTCTGCTGTTTCCTGCTTAATCATCATCCCGGCGCGGATTGGTTTCCCGTCGACAGGCTGAGTCCAGCCATAGCCGATCGTCCATACGCCCACGCTGTCCTGGTAGGCGGTGAGCTTGCAGCCTTCAAACTGCTTGATCAGGGCAATGCCTTTTTCACTGGTTTGCATTCTTCATCCCCGTCAGGCGTTCCCAGAAGTACGTCAGCGCAACGGATCCCATCGCCCCGCTGATGCCGGACGTAACCAGGATCATGTAAAGGCTCAGCCCGCTTTCAACGCTGATCAGGCCACCAATGAGACCGGTAAATCCGGACACTGCGATCTGCGCCAGTGCGTTGATCCAGCTCCAGGTGGCTTTGTTCTGCTTAACGTCAATAAGGTATCGGACCAGGCCGCCCCAGCATGACAGAGCAAGGACAATCAGCCATGACACTCCGGCAATGCTTTCTTTATCTTGCATACGTTTAGCCATATCACCTCCGAAAAACGGGGTGCTGTTCGTGTAGTGGGAAAGGCCGTCAGACACGATAGCTACGTGGCATCTGGAATTGATTGTCTGCGGCTTGAATAAAAAACCCGGCGACAGGCCGGGAAGATGAGGGTAAAGCAATGTCGGCTCTCTGGCCGAAGGGTCCCAGGCAGTGGGTTTGGTTTGTGGTGGCCGGTGCTGAACTCCGGCTTTCTCTGGCATCGTGTGCCCCAAGACTTTTCTCCAGAGATAGCGCAGTCCTCATTAAGGGGGTGCCGTCTCTAGCGCATCAGCCTGCGCATTCACCACAACGGACAGAGCACTGAGCACTTCACGCCAACTCCATGCTGCTGCGTGGGTTGGGTTATGAGCCCTTCACGCCAATGCTCTTTCCTGTTGTGCAGATACGAAAAAGCCCAAGGCGTTAACCTCGGGCTTGAATTCTTTGTGTCGACAATCAAAGCTATGGCGACGATATCAGATTTACATGAAATATATGCGTTTCAATCCAGTTTTGCAAGACTTGAGTCCAAATTTGTCGCCTTTTGTTGTGAACGTGATCGCGTAACCTGCAATAAAGCCCCGCCATCCAGGCGCAGGAAGATGCGGCGCATCTCTACCCAGCGGTCTGTAAAGGTCTCTGACCAGTTCTTTGGTGTTACGCCCACCAGCGACGCCAGCGCCTGGTATTCGTACGTCTCACGGCCAGCCAACTCTGCTTTCACGTCCTGCGCCGCCAGCCATATCAGTTTCTTCAGGCGCTCCATCGTCTTGCCGGCCACTTTCTTCGCGCCGAGCTGTTCCCGGAACTCTGCCCACGCCCACTGGGTGATCGCCACCTGGTACTCGAAGCGGATGTTCTCGCTGTAGTTCCACAGCAGCCATGCTTTCTGGTGGTCTTCAAGCGACAGAACAGCGCGGCGCCATGATGCGGTGCCGAACTCTACCGGGCTAACCAGCGCGATAGATGATCCCTTGGCGCGTGACTGGCTGCCGCTCATAGGTGGGGCGTCTGGATTGACCATGCGCTGCTTATCCTTGTCGAAAACCTTTTTCCGGCCCCGACTGCGAGCCGTCGCGGTGAATTGCGCGTTCTCGGCAAAAGCTACCAGTTGCCCTTTCGTCGCCCCGCTCAAATCTGCGGTCGCCACAATGAGCTGCTGACGTACGTATTCCAGTTGCTGACTGTTCATGCGGCTTCCTTCTGTGGCTGGTTGGTTTTGGTCTGGCTGTGCTTTAATACTGGCGGCATGCTGGCGCGCTTAACGCTTTCTGCCTGGTAACGCAGGAAGTCGGCGTGGTTCATGCGGCCTCCCGCTGTTTCAGTGCTTTGAGTTTGGCGCGGTACTCATCGCGGATCCGGATGAAGTCTTCACGGCGGTAGTTGGTCATTTCGTGGGGGCCGTTGAGCCAGTCGACATATTCCTGCCCGTAACGAGCGACCAGGCCAGCTTCGTATTGCTGCGCTACCGTCGCCTCTTTAGCGGTATACTTCCCGGCTCCGGCATTACACGATTTGCACTGCTTATGGGCGTTGCGTTCTTCAAAGCGCAGTTCTGGGTTGGCGCCGACCGTTTTGAAGTGGCCGCAGTCCCATTGCCCGCCGTGCAGATCGGGCGGGTTGATCTCGCCGCAGCTGATGCATGGCAAATCGGCATCGCGCGCACGAATGAAGGCGTTGAAAGCCTGCTGAGCCTGGGCTTTGTAGTAACTGTTAGGTCTGAGCTCTGCCAATCGCGCTTTACGGCGCTGGCGACCTGCCTTCTCTTCGGTGCGCTGACGCTGCGCTTCCTTCTGCTTAGCGGTATCACGGGCTTTTGCGGTCTGGTCTTTTCCGATCGCGCTGGCGCACTCGAATGAGCAAACTACCTGCCCGTCGCGGACCGGGTGGAACCACTGGCGACAAGCTTTATGGGCGCACTTGCGGCGCGGTAACTTAGCCATGCGCCCTCCGTGCTGCGAGACGCAGCCATTTCTGATCCACCAGGCGGGCGGTATAGTCCTTCTGTGTCGGGATGTCGGACGGCTTAACCGCGGGCTTGCGCTGGCGGCGCGCCGGAACGCGAAAGATTTCGTTGGTAATGACGCGTGCGAGAGGATTACCCACGAGAAGCCCTCCACTCTTGCGCCCAGGCGATGCGCTTACTGGATGCTTCGGAGAACTTCACGCCGCGGTCGGTACCGAACCAGTAAATCGCCTCAATGACGTCGACCATGTAGCGCTTGCTGGATTTGGATGTGCGGACGCCGAAATAAACGCGGCCGCCGTTGATGCCCGGCGCGGATTTCTGCTCCTGGTCTTGGGTCTGATTCACCAGAACGGTGATCAGGTCCTTCCACTCTTCGCGGGTTAGCTTTTCGCCGTGCCAGACTACCTGGTCAGACAGATCTTTCAGCAGCGGCCACATCAGACGGTTTTGCTTGTCGGTGCGGGTCTCTTCCCGGGCCTCGACGACCATCGGCGCGCGCGGGTTTACCGGCAGGGTGCGAATGAATGCTATGAGGTTGTCTTTGACGGTGTCGTTAACGATGCAGTAGTGCTGCTTCATACGCCACCTCCGAGAGGTAACGCAGAATGCAGAAAATCGCAGGTGCATTTCTGCATCTGTGACAAGGTGAGGAGTTCGGATTGTGCTCGCATTTAAGTCCCCTTAAATGCGCAGAAGTCACCGGAGTTGTTCAGGCTCCGATGACCTAATTATGGAGGATTGATTATTGAAAATCAAACAGTAAAGCATGATTAGAGCGTCGATATGATATACACTCTTTATGGGGAGATAAAACTCCTTTAAGGCCCTCCAATAATACAATAAACCTTGCCACCATATTTCCAAACACATCCAAAATTATTAAACAAAAAGAAATCAATGAGATCTAAGATTTCTTATTGTTAATTTCCCCTAATTTATCCATGCCATCGCTAATAAATGAATCAGCTGTTTTTATCTCTTCTTCTAAGTCCAATACCCTTGTTGACTTTTCTTTTATTTGCCTTGCCTCAATTTCAATAAGCTCAATTATTTTGTTCTTATATATTTCGTACAATTCGCTTCCCGCAGAATGTTCTTTCAATTGTGCCGAATAGAAGGTATGCTTATCTTTAACATCATTTAGCAGGGAAGCTACTGCTTCTTCTTTCAATTTTATCTTTTTGCTTTTAATAATTTCTACAATTATTATCGCCGCTATAGTACATACCCCGCCGCAGATCAAGGGTATTATATATTCATAGTCCTTTGAACCATTATAAGATCTGTAAATAAATACAGATAGTGAGGTCAACCCACCAGTGATACTTGGTGAGTATATATCCAATAGTTTTTTAATAGATACAATATTCATTTGAGACCTATACTATCTAATCTATTGGATGTTAACTCGTAGACTCCTTTCAAGTTATTAGATACCGTAACAATATGATTTAATAAATTAACAAAAAATGATTCACTAACATCACCAACCAAAGGAATGCCATACTCAAAAAACAAATCATCCTCTTTCAAAGTAGCATATCTTACAGTGTTACTTCCTAAATTCAAGAAATTGACCACTGAATTCGCACGACCTCCTTTATTCATTACACCATCATCGAATGTTACCCAACCATAAATTCGTAAAGAAGCTTTATCTTTATCAAGTTTGATATATAAGCGCTCATCATTTTCCACTTTGATATCACCATCACTTTGAATAACAAACTTAAAATCATTCTCAGTGAGAAGGGTGGCAATTGTTTCATTACTTAATTCAGATAGTTTAATTGTCATGCTATACTTTCCTTTGAACAGTAAACAATTAATTTTGCATATTTTCATTTATTAATCAATACCATATATAGGAACATTATGTTGAAAGTAAGTTTACATTTAGTTGTAACTTAAACTCACACCATCCCGTTCGACTTGTTGCGGTTGTACTTCGCCAGCAGGAGCTGGATAGGCGTCGGCCCGTGTTCGGCAGCCGGTGCTGCGATTGCCCGGCGTACCGGTGGCACTGGCTTATCCTCGGTGACGCGCTTCTCCCACATGTCCAGCAGATCACCGGCCTCGCGTGCCAGCTCACCATGCGTTAACTGGCGCTCTGTGCTGCGGTGGCGCAGTTCCACGCAGATGTGGTACATGACCGGCTGTGACCATGGGAATTGCTCGCTGGAAGTGAATTCGAACGAACGGTTACGCCAGTCCCAGTACTCGGCGATCACCTGGTCAACGGTGATACCAAGCGCCCCGCCGCTCTGCTTGCACCATGCGACGAACTGGCCCGGCGACGGCAGGAATGGGCGCTCCTGGCGGCGGGCAATGCGCATACCGGCATCGACCTGGGCCATGGTGTGGATCCCGTTCTCCTGAAACGCCAGCAGCCACTGACGGCGGAATTCGTTCAGGTCGTCCTGGCTGCGGAAGTTCGCCATGCTGGCAGGAAACGCGGCACGCAGCTCGTTGAACAGCTTGTTGAATACCTGCGCCACCTGCTCGACCGGCGCGCGCTCCTGGTACTGCTCTGGCAGGTTATGGGCCATGCGGCTCATCTGCTCGCGGTCGTGGTTATGCATCTGCTCTGCAAGAGATTTCATCGGATCACCCCGTAGGCCCAGTCAGTGTTGTTGAAGTCCAGATCCGGCTTAGCGGCTGGTTTGACAGCGAACTTAGGCTTAAACAGTCCCTGATAACCGTTCGCAATACTGGTGTTGATCACGTCGACCGGATTGTGTCCGTCTTCCAGGCACTCTTTCAGCAGCTTGAATGCCTTCGTGACGGTCAGCTCAGTTTTGATCGGCTTGCCAGACTGTTTACGGTAGGCAACCCATTCCTGCCAGGCGGTTAGATTTAGCCACTCAGGAACTTCAATCTCGAGCGGATCAAACTTGCCCTTCCCCCTTGGGGGATTAGAGGGGGTATTAGGTTTTATATTTGTCTTTGGAAGAATGTCTTTGGTGTTCCCTATTTTCAGGGATACCTCTCCCTGTTTTTGGGGATGGTTATCCCCGTTTTCAGGGATGGTTTTAGATGTGATTTTGCTATCCCCGTTTTCAGGGATGGTAATAACCTGCGTTACTGCTTCAGCGACCGGAAAACTGACCGGGCACTTTGCACATTTTGGCTTTGTGTAAGCCCAGCTATCCAGGAGCGTGTTGATCCCGATGTAACGTGTCTGCCCGATTCTGCGCATCTTAATGATGTTGCGATAAGCCAGGCTGAGCACAGCTTCAGAAACGTGCTTAACGGCCAGTCTGGTTTTATCTGCAATGAGGCTGTTGGTGATCCGGTCCTCTTTCTTGGACCAGCCATACGTCAGGCGAACAATAGCATTCAGCACGCGGAACTCACGCCCCGAAAGCTCTACGAAACACAGGGCATCCTGAATCTGGTTAGCAAGGCGAAGATAGCCATTTTCCAGATCGGCCATGCGATTCTCCTGCTGCGCCGGTTGCTGCGCAGGGAATTTGATTACTTTGGCGGTGTTTGACATACTTACTCCTGCAAAGAGTCCAAACGATTTGCACCAGAAAGCTGTTGGTGTTCGAGCACCGCAGCTTTCGCCATTTCTGTAGTTCTCACGTAACCCCCAGCATCGAAGTGACCATGGCCATCAGCGGCGCGGTCAGGTCCGGGTCGACACGGAACATCTCTACAATCCCCTCACTGAGTTCCTTGAGCTTCTGGTGACGCGGGGCGTTCATCGCAACGGCCACTTTCGCCTCGCTCGTTTCCTTCTCAAGTCGAGCTAAGCGGGACATGAAACTGTCCTCAGGAAGAAGTCGATGGCGGTACTCCAGAGGCAGAACGGCCATGATTGCGGGCGTCAGCAGGCGCACGTTCTCGCGGTACTGCTCGGAGTCGAAGCGGTTATCCAGGAAGCGAAACAGTTTCTGGCGCGCCCGGCTGATGTCTTCCGGAAAGTTGATGGCGGTCCCGCCCTGCTCCCGGTATTCGTTGATGATCAACGCCGAAACGACGTCCTGATTGTCCAGCGCCGACGACCATGCCCGGACCGCATCGCGGATCTTTTCGTGATCTGGCGCCGCTTTAGCTTGAGCGCGGTTTATCATCGCTCCCGGGTGTATTCCGGTATTGTGTTGATACGCAAGTGAATGCATTTGCTATTCCTGATGTTCCTGCTTCTTACTGTGAGGAAATTCGCGGTACTCGACCGCCTTAACCTCGCCAGTAGGAAGCTTGTTGATGAAAATCTGACGGCCGACCCTGATCGCTTTGCTAATTGCCGTTTGGTGGACACCAATGGCATCAGCTGCTTTTACCTGACCAACCTCGTCGACATATTCAGCGAGTGAAATTTTCATTTTTAACGTGACTCCATACCGTTGATACAAAAACAATACCATAAGTATTAAAACATGCAATACCGGCGGTATTTTTAAATTAATAGCTCAGGTATTACTATCTGAAAATGGAAAAGAAAAAAGACATCACACCGACTCAGGCTGAGGACGCAAAGCGCCTTAAAGCCATCTATGAGGCGAAGAAGAAAGTACTCGGAGTTACCCAGCAGTCTATTGCTGACGAGCTGGATATTACTCAGGGAGCGGTAGGCCATTACCTTAACGGAAGGAATCCCCTTAACCTTCCCGTAGCTTCAGTTTTTGCTCGCCTTCTGAAAGTTAGCGTTGAGGAATTCAGTCCGACTCTGGCAAAAGAGCTTTCAGAAATGGGGCTAAACAGCGTTAATGAGCCATCAGTTCCGTATGTAATTGGATATACACCAGGTAAACGCTACCCGGTTATTAGCAGCGTACAGGCCGGATCATGGTGTGAGGCATTGGAGCCATACTCGATTAAGGATGTTGATCAGTGGCTGGAATCAGATGCTCACATTCAGGGAGATGCATTCTGGTTGCGTGTTGAAGGGGATTCAATGACTGCGCCCGCTGGCTTAAGCATACCAGAAGGCACGTTTGTTCTTTTCGATACCGGACGAGAACCAATCAATGGCAGCCTCGTTATCGCTAAATTATCTGATTCAAACGAAGCTACATTTAAGAAACTGATCATTGATGGAGGCCAAAAATACCTTAAGGGCCTTAACCCGCAGTGGCCTCTCGTTCCCATCAATGGTAATTGCAGAATTATCGGTGTTGCTATTGAGACGAAACTAAAGCTCGTTTGAGGTGTTTGCAAACAGGGGCGTTTGCGCCCTCTATTTGCACTGACCGGCGACCCTGCCCACCATTGCCTTCGTTGAATCCAACCCTCCAAAACCAGATAGCGTTTTGCTCATCAACACCACGCCATCAGGCTGTACAACCCAAGTCTCCATGGCGTGCTTTCCAGGTTCAGTGGTAAGCCCTACGACTACATTTTTACTCATAGCTCGATATACCATCCCTCCACCATCAAGACCGTCATACAGTACTGTCGCATTATCGCCATCAATAACGATTGTGAACGTTCCAGAAAACGCGTCGTCAATCCGCGAATACCCTTCTCTCTCACTGTAGCTTGACCCTTTAAGATCTTTCACAGTCCAGCACGATGCGTTAGCAACCATTGGTAAAGCTAGCGCCGCAGCTACAAGTAACCTCATTTTCCCTCTCCAATAAAGTTCGAAACCCCATCAATACTAGCCGCTCTGCTCGCTTACAAAAAATATTTCTTCCTAGTTTTCATCAACATAATACCGTTACACCAATTATTAATACCGCCAGTATTGATTTATATTAATACCGCTAGTATTGTTTACGCATCGAAACGAAACATCGACAGCTGAGCGAAGTCAGCCAGCGGCGGACAGCAAGTCGCCTGCTTCTTTAACAAATCAGACTGAGTGACAGGCAAGCCGTAGCGCTCCTGGCAAAAAGAAATGGCACCCGATGGGATCGAGGTAAGCACTGAGTCCGTATGCGTACGGTAGGTGTAGAGGACCACGCTGCGATGAGCTGATAAGTCACTCAATTTGAAACGCTCCGATGATGGGGCGCTGATTCAACTTAAAGGAGTGATTCCAATGAAGCGCTAAAGCGGACAGACCGCACTTTCAAGCCGCAGTAATGATGCGGCCCCGAGTCTCTATGAGAGCCAGACGCAGGTCGGAACTGCGACATACCGCTGGTCAGGGTTAATCGAGGAAAAGGGTATGCCGGTAAAGCAGCGCGAACGCCAGACGCGCACCGGTTATAAGCGGCGATGAGCGACAAGGTCTCAAGGGCATGAGCGCGGCCACTGCGAGAGTGTGGCGAAGTGCTTTGGGCTGGCAGATGGTTATCAGCTAGTTGGTGAGGTAATGGCTCACCAAGGCGACGACGGCCTTCCCTGCTGCTTGAAAGTGGGGAGCCAGCACCAAAGCATTTCTCCCGCATCAGCGGGTAACGACAGAGGATTGGACGATGAATGATAAAGGCATAAAGCAGTGGCAGTTAGACAACCTTTGGGAAGGATTGAGAAACCAATCTTCCCGAAATCACCGCCGAGTGATGAAAAAGATGAGAGCCAAACAATCAAAACAAGCCGCCTAACCAGCGGCTTTTTTCATACCTCAGTCGCTTCACCGAGGCGGCTTAGTTATGACAACCGGCGGCCATCCACCGCCCATTGAAACACTGAATAAATGCGTTGAAGTCTTGTATTAACCGTTCCGTTCGCCGCGATAAGGCCAAGAGGAAATCATGGTAAACCAGCAGCAGATCAGAGAGGCCCAACGGCTCGCGTCGTTCGCGGTACTCCATCGCAATGCTCCGGCGTGGGAAGAAGCAAAGCGCCTTTACGCCGTCGCCATCGGGAGGACTCTTCACTGATGGAAACTTTATTCGCACTCGTCCTCACCGTGGCAATGACCAACGGTGATTATCAGGATGTCATTCTCGGCGTTTACGACAGCCAGCAGGAATGCAGCCAGGCAGCTACAGAGCAGAAAGTGTCAGCTGAGTGCTGGCCGGTAGAAAGCATCCTCCGCAACGGCGAGTTCCCGGCGAAATCCATCGCGCAGCAGTAACCACCCTATTCAACCGATCGGCCTGGCTTTCTGCGGGCGGGATCTGCACATCCAAATTTCAGGAGTTCAGCCATGAACGCATACCTCACTTACGACCGCATCGAAGATCGGCGCTGGGTTGAGCAGCAGCTCACCGACGAGAAAGAGAAATGGATCGACGACCGGGCGCAGCAAGTCATCGACATGATGCCAAAAGAGCCGTCCGGCCTCTTCCACTTCACGATCCCGATAGACGCCAGCCCATACGAAGGGCTTCGCAGCGATAAAGCTGGCGAGGCCTACAACGATTTCATTTCGGCAGTTGCTTACGCCCAGGCGGAACACGACTGGGAACACCGTACCGGCTGCCCGTTTTAATTTTTGAGGGGATTAACGATGGCAAACGAATTAACAATCACAGCGACGTCGCTTCAGGAGATAGGCGTCGACGTCTCCACCTGGAGCGCGCTGAAGAATAGCATCTACCCTGGTGCCAAAGACGAATCGGTAATGATGGCGCTTGATTACTGCCGCGCCCGCCAGCTGGATCCGTTGCTCAAACCTGTTCACCTCGTTCCGATGTACGTCAAAGACTCGAAAACAGGTAAAGGTGATTGGCGCGACGTGGTAATGCCGGGCATCGGGCTTTACCGCATTCAGGCAGACCGCTCCGGAGATTATGCCGGGGCTCGGGAGCCGGAGTTCGGTCCAGACGTAACTCAGACGCTTACTGGTGTCGAGGTGACCTTCCCGCAGTGGTGCAAATACACCGTCTACAAGCGCATGCCCAGCGGCGAGATCGTCGAGTTCAGCGCCAAAGAATACTGGATTGAAAACTACGCTACCGGCGGCCGCGACACCACGGCACCGAACGCGATGTGGAAAAAGCGCCCATACGGACAGCTGGCGAAATGCGCGGAAGCCCAGGCGTTGCGTAAGGCATGGCCTGAGATTGGACAGCAGCCTACCGCCGAAGAAATGGAAGGCAAATCACTGGACGTAGATATCCGTGACGTCACGCCGCGCAGCACCACAGAAGCGCTTCCACCAGCAGCAACCGAAGAAACGCTTCAGGCGATAACCGATCTCTTAACGACCCTGGATAAAGACTGGGAGAAAGACTTCCTCCCGCTGTGCAGAGACATCTTCAAACGGCAAATTCTTGAGGCGTCAGAACTCACTGAAGAAGAGGCGCAGAAAGGGTTTGGCTTCCTTCAGAAAAGGGCTAAGGCGGCAGCATGACACCCGAAATTATCCTGTCCAGGACCGGCATTGACGTAACCACTATCCAACAGGGCGATGAGGCGTGGCACCGGCTGCGCCTCGGCGTCATCACCGCCTCAGAAGTACACAACGTCATTGCCAAGCCAAGATCGGGAAAGAAATGGACAGACATGAAGATGTCCTACTTCCACACGCTGCTCGCCGAGGTATGCACCGGCGTCGCGCCAGAGGTTAACGCCAAGGCGCTGGCCTGGGGAAAGCAGTACGAGGAAGACGCCCGTACCCTCTTCGAGTTCACCACCGACGTGAAAGTCACGGAGTCTCCGATCCTGTTCCGTGACGAGAGCATGCGCACCGCGTGCTCCCCTGACGGCCTGTGCAGTAACGGATTCGGCCTTGAGCTTAAATGCCCTTTCACCTCTCGCGACTTCATGAAATTCCGCCTTGGCGGTTTCGAAGCCATCAAGTCTGCGTACATGGCCCAGGTGCAGTACAGCATGTGGGTGACCGGGAAAGACGCCTGGTTCTTTGCCAACTACGACCCGCGCATGAAACGCGAAGGAATTCACCATGTCGTCGTTGAGCGGGATCCGCAATACATGTCCGACTTCAACGAAATGGTGCCGGAGTTCATTGAGAAGATGGACGAGGCGCTGGCGGAGATCGGCTTCACGTTCGGGGAGCAGTGGAAATGAAACGCACACCCTTCTATCGCCGGCCCGGGCGAACCGGGCAATTCTCTGGCCTCCGTGAGCGCGTTATCTGGATGATTCAGACGCGCGGCCGCCCGGTAACCGGCAGCGAAATCGCCGAGAAGTTTGGCGTAACGCTCATCGAGTTCAACCGGGTAGCCAACGGTATTACCCGCGGCTCCGGACAGATAGCGCAGATCGTTGAGTCGGAAAAGTGGATCAACGAGGACGGCATCTGCGACCGGACTTTCGACCTGGTAACGAAGCCAAAAGTCATCACGCCTCAAGGTAAATCGCGCCTCTTCACCCGGCGCGCAATACAGCAGTCGCAAGAAGGCAGACGGCAGGAGTGCATTGAACGTGCCGCCCGCCGTCGCCGCCTGATTGCTCAGGGCCTCTACATCGACGAAATGGAGTCCATCCTATGACTCACGCTCACGACGACATCAGGGTTGGCACACTGTGCCTTCCCTTCATTGGTAACGGCTGGCTAATGCCATGGGGTGAAGTAGTCAGCAATCCATTAAAGGCGCAGCGGATCGCTGAGGAATATCGGGAAAGGCAGGAGGCGGCATGACAGATTCAACAATCTTGGACATGTGCTGCGGTTCTCGCATGTTCTGGTTCGATAAGCAGGATGAGCGCGCGGTTTTCAGTGATATCCGCGCCGAGCAGCATGAACTTTGCGACGGACGCCAGTTAATCATAAGCCCGGACCTTATAGCTGATTTCCGCGCCCTTCCCTTTGCCGACAACACATTCCCTGTCGTCGTATTCGATCCGCCGCACCTCGAGCGTGTAGGCGATAACGCGTGGATGGGGAAAAAGTACGGGCGGCTAAACAAAGAAACGTGGCGCGATGATCTGCGTGCCGGCTTCGCAGAAGCATTTCGGGTGTTGTGGCCACACGGCGTACTCATATTCAAATGGAACGAAACGCAAATCCCGGTAAGCAATATTTTGGCGCTGACTGACGAGAAGCCGGCCATATGGCAACGAACAGGAAAAGCCGACAAAACCCACTGGGTTATTTTTGTGAAAGGCGGCGAAAAATGACAGGAAAATACTCTCTTATCTACGCAGACCCGCCCTGGTCTTACGGCAACACCATCAGCAACGGGGCTGCTGCCGATCACTATTCCACCATGAAGCTAATCGACATCAAGCGTCTGCCAGTGTGGGAACTTGCCGCCGAAAACGCGGTGCTGGCGATGTGGTATACCGGTACGCATAACCAGGAGGCTATCGAGCTGGCCGAGGCCTGGGGCTTTAACGTTCGCACGATGAAGGGATTTACCTGGGTGAAGCTGAATCAGAACGCGGAACTGCGCATCAACAAGGCGCTGGCCGAGGGTGAAATCACCGACTTTTACGACTTCCTCGATCTGCTTAACGCCGAAACGCGCATGAATGGAGGCAACCATACCCGGGCCAACACTGAGGACTTGCTGATTGCTACCCGCGGCGCCGGGCTGGAACGAAAGCATGCCGGGATTAAGCAGGTGGTATACAGCCCGCTCGGCGCGCACAGCGAAAAGCCGTGGGAAGTTCGCCACCGGCTGGAGCTTCTTTACGGTGATGTGCCGCGCATTGAGCTGTTTAGCCGCAGCGCGGCGCCAGGATGGCATCACTGGGGAAATCAGTGCTCCACCGCCGCGGTTGAATTGCTACCCGGCTGTGCCATCGACGTCGTGAAAACGGAGGCCGCATGACGCCAGAAACAGACAACGCCATCCGCGCCGCCTGCCGCCGCTGCACCGAAGAAATCCAGCAGGCCATGCGCAAGAAGCCAAAGCCTAACTGGAACGAAACGGTGCCTCCCATCATCAACAAGCATCACAAGAAAATTGAAGCTCTGGGAGTTAGCCTCCTGGAGTTCGTCGTCAAAACTGGCCGCCTTAACGGGCGGTTTGGAGCCGAACAATGATTCGCCGACAGATAGATACATCAACCCGATTTCTGCTTGATACAGCCTTTCACCGACTTGAAATAATCCGTGATGACGGTCTCTACCGCCACCTGCGCATGAAGCAGCCCGGTACGTCCTGTTATTACTTCGACATTATCACCTGGCCGGGATATCTGACTGTCACCGGCGACATGGGCACCTGGACATTCTCCCGTATCGCGGACATGTTCGACTTTTTCGGTCCGTGGCAAGACGGGATTAACACCGGTTACTGGTCAGAAAAGCTGGAGGCTGGCGCTGGCTATTCAGCATGTGAGCTATTGGCGAAAGAGTACGATCATGATGCTTTTTGCCGGAGCCTGAAGGAATCAATGAGCGAGTATCTGGAAGATGCTCCAGAGGACCAGCAGGAAGACGAAGACTGGGATGATGAAGACGATACTCCAGACAGTGATAAAGCCAAAGTTCGTGAGGTAGTCCGTGAATTATGCCGCGGTGGGTTTAGCAATGATTGGGAAGCATACCAGGCAGTTTACAACGCTGACTGGCCAGAAAGTTGGAGTGCCTGGGATGTCTGCGACGGGCTGACATTCAAGACCTACACCAGCCACTTCCGCTGGATACTCTTTGCCATCACCCGGGCGATCTCCAAATACCACAACACAAAGCTGGTCGATAAGGCGATGGCGACATTCTTCGCAGTGAAAGGGTTACCAGCATGAAGGCACTAATCACCGGGTCGCTAAAGCGGCCTTTTTTATTGCTGGCGTTCACCTTCAACCGAATTAACCGACAGTTCCGGGAGCACTGACCATGGACATCATCGATACCGCAGCAGAGATTGAAGAGCTTCAGCGTAACGCTGCCCTTTCCGCTCACCGTTTCAACCGCAACGCCGTATCAGCAGAGCACTGCGCTGAATGCGGCGAGGATATCCCGGCGCCACGGCGCGCTGCCGTTCCGGGATGCCAGACGTGCGCAGAGTGCCAATCTGTTATCGAGTTGAAGAATAAGCAGAGAGGGATTTAATTCATTTACATGCTTTTGCATATAGCTCGTTGTAGACTTTCAGCTGAGAACGAAACTCATCGACCAAAAACCCATCATCCGTTACGTAAGCTATCGGTCGTCGTGAATACTTGAAGCCCAGCACTAAATGATATGGTTCGGCAGCAATAAAACGCGCGCCTATTTTTCGGCCTAATTGTGTCTGGCCAGATATTATGCCGCAAACATATGGATGCCCTTCAGAGCTATGCGATGACATTTCTGTGAAAATTACTGGCTTAGATGTATCTAAGTCACTGTCACAAAAACCAATCATCATTTTCCTTGCTTGCTCATCTTCAGGATTTTTGGCTAGTTGTTGTTTGAACACATTGCAGCCATCAGGATTCCCTGCCCCGCGCTTGAAGAATTCAATAACTGCAGGTTTTACATCTTCAAAATTGTATTGTTCTTGAGCATGACTACATTGGGCCAATGTTAAGAGCACAAGCAGCAGCAAATGCTTTGTTTTCATGGATGTCGTTCCCTCAAATGTACTCCTAACATATCGGCAGATATTGGATTTACCCAACTAATTTTTTAAATGTGCATGCCCCGCTTCGTCGGGGCCTCTTTTTACCTGATTTCGAATAATCAACACGTCAACGCGGCCTCGCTTATAATGCCAGGCGGCTAAGGAGTTCTCATGGCTAAGCTTCTCAATTTGCAGGAATGGGCTGCTGAGGTCTACACGACTCCACCCTCCCTTTCTACTCTGCGTCGATGGACGCGGGAGGGGAGAATTTATCCCGCGCCGGAATTGCACGGAAAGGAATATAAGGTTCAGCCCGACGCTATCTACTTGGATCTGCGCAAGAAGAACCTGCGCGCTAAACCGAAACACACCAAACTGCCGTCCGGCGGCACACTACTGGAGAGACTGACTCATGGCGAAAAGGCCAGTACGTTACGACGCTAACCTGCCCCGTAACCTGACCTATCGTAAAAGAGACAGACTTTACAGCTGGCGCAATCCGGTGACCGGGCAGGAGATTTCTCTTGGCCCGATTGATCGCAAGGACGCTGTTGCCCAGGCCATTGAGGCCAACAACTACATCGACCAGAATTACCTTCCCTCTTCCCTCCTAGATCGCATAAAAGATGTGCCCACTTTTACAGTGGCTGCATGGCTGGAGCGTTACGAGGTAATTCTCGAGCGGCGCGAGCTGAAACCAAACACGATGAAGGTCAGGCGAAACCAGATCGCCACCATAAAGGAAGAGTTCGGAAAAATACCCCTCGCCTCAGTCACGACAAAGGACATCGCCTCATTTCTTGAAGCCTACATTCTCTGCGATAAAAAGAGCATGGCTTCCGGGCTGAGGTCGTTGCTGATGGACATCTTCAGGGAGGCGATCGTGGAAGGACATGTCGACAGAAATCCGGCCGAGCCGACGAGAACTCCGACGCCTAAAGTTAAGCGAGAGCGCCTGTTACTCGAGCATTTCACCGTCATCCGCCAGGCCGCGTTAACTCATTCTGACTGGGCGCCTAACGCATGCGATCTGGCGCTGATCACCGGCCAGCGGCGGGAGGATATCTCACTGTTCAGGTTCAGTGACCTTAAAGACGGGAGGCTATTCGTTACTCAGGAGAAAACAGGACACAAACTGGCGCTCCCCCTTGATTTGAGGCTGGAAGTAGCCGGGCTTGTGTTGCAGGATGTCATTGATCGATGCCGGGTGAACAACCCTTCGGACTTCATGCTTTACTCGCCGGTTCGCCGCGGGGGGAGAAAGCCGGGGCCGCTAACGCCTGACGGACTCACCCAGGCTTTCGCAGAGATAAGGGATTCGACCGGGTTAAAATTCGGTCCTAACCCACCGCCTTTCCATGAGATCAGGAGTCTGGCGAGCAGGCTCTACGAAAAGGAGCGCGGAGAAGAATTTGCTCAACGTTTACTCGGCCACAAAAATTTAACAATGACCAAAAAATACCTGGACGCACGCGGTGCAGAGTATGTTATGGTTTAGACAGGATATGGAATATTCGAGTAATTTTCGGGGAATTTCGTGTTAAGACCGAAAAAACCTTTGAGAAACAAACAGATAAAAAGAGACCGAATACGATTCCTGTATTCGGTCCAGGGAAATGGCTCTTGGGAGAGAGCCGTGCGCTAAAAGTTGGCATTAATGCAGGCTAAGTCGCCTTGCCTTTTAAGAATAGATGACGACGCCAGGTTTTCCAGTCCACAGCTAATGCGGTCGGAAAAAAAGCGCCAGAGCATCATTAAATGTGAAAAACCGCAGTGCTTTCGCAAGCATCTGCGGTTTTTTATTGGAAACCCGAACGTTAGCAGAGCTTGTCGGCGCGCTCGATAAACGGTGCCAGACTCATTTTTTGTCCCGGATGCGACGGGTCATCGATCTGAATAATGCTAATCGGCTGTCCGCTGCTTTTACCGCTGGCTACCTGCTGCTCTGCGATATCATTCAGCGGATATTGCACCAGCGTGCTCGGGTTGATCGCATACAGCGCATGGCCCGGACGGCAGGTCAGCATCACCTCTTCGCGATTGAAAGCCCATTTGTCCTTACCCACTTCAAAACGGCTGACGGTGATAACCTGCGGTGCGGCAAGCGCGCTCCCCGTACAGGCCAGCAAGATGAGAGAAAGTACTGTCTTTTTCAT